AGTATTTACAAGCAGAATCCCACCGCTAGAAATACGCATCGCTTCGTTGCCATTGACAGTAAACTCCATATGATCTGTGTCATGGTGGTATTGAATCATCGCTACGTTGTTATCGTCGGGATCACCAAAATGGATAGAAGCGGCAGCGTTATTAGGGCAAAGAAAAGCCATACCGACATCAGTGCTGTTTTCTAAAACAAGCTCATCAGCAACAGCACCAGCGGAAACCGTACCTGCGCTTGCGGTATGAATGTGTAACAGACCATCTGGTGAGGAGGTCTTAATTCCAACCTTGTCCGTTCCTGCATTTACAAACAATGTGTGTGTGTTAGCGTTTGACTCAACGCGGAAGTTAAGGTCAGCACTTTCCTCGTTGATTACCAACTCTGTGGAATTCATCGTAATGCGCTCTTTAAGTGAGCTATTTACTCTGGTTTCTAGTTTAAGAATTCCGTCTTCTGCCCCATCCGTAGGATCACCAATAATAGCTTGAATATTGACGTAACTTACTTCATTGCCAGCTGAGTCATCGCCCAAAAACCGAAGCGCGCCAATAGCGTCGTTGGCGGCGGGGCTTGAAGAATCCCTAATCATATCTAAACGTGGGCCAACACTTGCATCTGCGTCGGTAGATACTAGAGCCAACTGCGTACTGTTGTCAGCCCTAGCGATGTTTACTTTGCCGCCGTAATCAGTGGTGGTATTAATTAAAATATCACCCGAGTCGGTGATTCGCATGGCCTCGGTCACCGACGTAGAGCCATCGGGGGTTGTATGAAAAACCAGTCTTCCGGGCATGTCGTTAGACCCCGGTGTCCCGTCCACCTCACCTAAGATTCTTGCGGCGCTAGTAGCGCCATCAACGCCATCGTTTCCGCTGAACAATATCGAACCAAGGTTGTCTCCACTAGCAACAATCGTGTTACCACCAATGCTGGCATCTCTAGATTTGATAAAATTCAAAACTGGAGCATTAGCATTATTACTAAACCTCCCTATTGAAATCGTTGATGGGGCGTTAGTTGTTCCACTTACTTGGAACGCAGCGGTTGCATACGCTGTTACAGGGGTATTAGTGCCGATAAGAACTTTATCGTTGCCGCCATCAACAAACAGCATGTTAGCGTTGCCGTTAGACTCAACACGGAAGTCGAGGTCTTGGCTTCCTTCGTTAATGACTATTTCAGTAGAATTAGAAAAGAACCTTGATCTGCTAGTGCCAGCAAGTATTGCAGTTAAATTTATTGAGCCATCTTCTGTGCCATCACTAGCATCAAGGATCGTAGAAGTTATTCGGGCATACCGAACCGCCTGAGAAGCATCGTTCCTACCATTAAATTCAATTTCACCTATAGCATCATCATCAGCAGGGCTGGCAGAACTTCTATCTAGCTTCAACGATGGGCCAGCAGAAGCACCGCCGTTGGTGCATTCTATGGTAATCCCATCATCTTGGTCTGAAGTGGTCACATGCAGCTTTGTTGAAGGCGCTGAGTCTCCGATTCCGATGTCACCTGCGTTTGTAATTCGTAGTGCCTCAGCTATTGAGGAAGAACCATCAGGAACAGTAGAAATAACCAACCTTCCCGGCACATCGTCTGATCCGGGGGTGCCATCTATCGACGCTGCTATTTGTACGGGTCGAGTAGCAACGTCGCCGCCATCATCAGCAGCAAACTGTATCAATCCCACGGTGTCGCCAGACTGAACGATTGTGCCCCCGGCTGTTGCGATTGAACCGTTTCGGCTTTTGCCTAATACAAGTCTAGGGCCACCCGTATCAGCAGAGTATCGAACAACACCAAGAGCGGTGCTTCCATTATCGGTTCCAACAACCCCTAGATGAGGATTGATCGCTGCCACCGCTACTTGCGCGTTGAAACCAAGCATAACTCGGTTGCTGCTTCCTTGCACAAACAAAGCATTCGCATCGCTATCCGTTTCGACTCGGAAGTCGAGGTCTACACTAGCTTCATTAAATACAGTTTCTGTAGCACCGAATTTTGCTCGACTCCTATTTGAGCCAGCTACTATCGTAGAAAGGGTAAGTTCTCCGTCTTCTGTGCCGTCACTTGCATCTCTGATCGTGGTTTGAATGCGACCATAAGTGACACCCTCAGAAGCATCATTGAATCCGTTGAAATTCATTCGACCAAGTAAATCATCATCTGCGGGAGAAGAAGACTCACGCCGAAAAACGATTAACGGCCCTAGGCTTGCATCCGCATCTGTTGAAATGACGGTGAGTGCCGCATCATTGCCAGTTACCTCACTAGTCAGACCATTCACATGCAGAGCAGTGAACGCATCGACCATTTTACCGCCAGACCCAGCGCCGTCAGAGTAGATAGCTTTTACGTCACCATTACGGATCGTGACTGTAGCGCCAGAACCTTGCTTGATGATGATGTCTTGCGAGCCGCTGGTTGCGTTCTCAATGAACCACAGCTTGCTGACCGTGTTCGGCCCTATAGTGATGGTGCAAGTGCTATCAAGAGTGCCAGTGTATTGGAGATATATTGACCTGCCGGGATCAGTAGCGCCATCGGCAATAGTAGTAGTATGCGTGTCAGCATTGGTCGTAATCGCCTCTGTTCCAAAAGAAAACGCTTCAGCAACTAACTCTAAATTTGTATTCGTACTGGTGCCCCAAGTGCCCGACTCATCGCCAGTGGCAATCTCTTTTAGGCGTAAATCATTAACGTAAGTTGCCATTTATCTTCTCCGACTTTTCGTCTTAGGCTTGGGTTTTTTCATCGAAGCAACGTGTTTTTTCAAAGTCTCTGCTTGCTTCTTGTGAGTCTTAGATGCTTTTTCTAACCCTTTAATAACCTTGTTTACTTTGCGAACCATTAGGCTACCTCATCCCAATCAGGAGTTTGAGTTGTAGTAACATCAGCCCAGCTTGGTGTTTGACTATCTGATATTTCTGACCAACTTGGTGTTTGAGTATCTGATACTTCTGACCAGCTTGGTGTTTGAGTTGTAGAAACATCTGAATAACTTGGCGTTTGACTTGAATCAACCAACCCCCAAACATTAACTTGTGTAACTTCTCCACTACCCGCAACGCCAATAGCTTCAACGATTGCAGTGCCTGTGACTGTAACACTGCCAACATCTGCTGTTGCTTCATTGCCAGTAACCGAGACATTTGCAGCAGCCTCGATTGTAACAGTGCCAACCGCTCCAGTAGCAACAATGCCGGTAACAGCAACATTCGCATCAGCGGTAATAGAAACTGTTCCAATAGATCCAGTTGCTGCCACGCCTGTAATAGATACATCAACACCCGTCCCTTGGACGATTGTGACTGACCCGATTGACCCTGTGCCAGAAACGCCTGTGACAGAGACATTTGCGTCTGCACTGACTGTTGTGGTTGTAACCGCACCAGTAGCAGTAACGCCCGTAACTGGTACTGGACTTGGCTCACCCCATGTGCCATCACCCCAAGCACCTCTGCCCCAGCCGGTAAGATTCGACATTTAAGCAATACGAATAATTGCATTGCTTGCATCAGCAGTAGGAAACTGAATGGTAAAATCACCTGATGTGCTTGTTTTATCCGCGCCAAAAGCTAACGAACAAACAGATGGATCACCTGACGCGCTTTCATTGAATATCAATGCACCATTAGCCGTAATGCTGCTAGAGCTAAATGTTAAATTTGCGAAATCTGTAAACCCCGTTGTGCCAGATGATGTTGGATCAACCCTAGTAAGTGCTGCTCCCTTCGCTGTATACCCTGTGCCAGATACCTCATTAGAGGTTGTATAAGCTGTTGTACTAGCGCCTAACGTCGCAGAACTTGTATACAAGGCAAGATTGAATGTACTGCCCCCAGAGTTTTTAAAGTTATGAACCGCCTCTAACAACTCTTTCTTAAATGACGTACACATTGCTGTTGATATAGCCACTACAGTCTCCTAATAATATCTGCCATGTCTTTTTGATTCTGGCTCTCTAGCTCTGCGATCAATGTTGTCCGATCACTTCTAATTGCTTCTTTCATATACAAACAAATTGTAGCATATACAGACTGTTTAAACGCCTCTGCTTGCTCTGCGATCAGTGGATGACAGTCTCCACCAACACTCACTATCCTATCTGTTGCTGTTTTTGCCCAAAACTCCGGGTCATGTCCTTTATTTTGTGTGGTTACAACGAAACATTCTCCAATAGCTGTGTCAATTACCTCACTCATCTATTTGTTTGCAACGCTGTTTGACCAGTTCTGTAAGCATCTGTCCTATTGTATCCATCACCTTCTAGCTTCAACTGCCCAAGCGCAGTTTCAAATTGAGATGTATATAGCTGTAAAATATCTGCATCGCCTTTCATAAATACATATGCTTGGACTAATGACCCAAACAACAAAGCATTGTCTGCATTCGTACCTAACCAGCTTGTCCCATCAGATGAAACCGTAATAGATTCTGGTTGATAAAAATAATGAAGCTCTGCGGTAAAGTTGGCGTTTGGTGTTGGGCCAACAATAAACGTGCCTTCATCAAAAATGCCATAATACTTTGGGATAGAGGTAGTTGAAGCTACTGGATAAGCCTCTCGGATAAAGTTTACATCTTTGAATATCAAAAATTCATATCCTGAATTATCAATAGCTAAAGAATATGGAAACAAAAAGTCTGTTGGCATAGATAGATATTTGTTCCCTGATGTCAGGGTGCCAGTAACATTCTTGCGAAAGTCTGGTAGCTGAATTGTTCGTAGTATTATTTGCTCTGCATTACGCACGAACAACCCAATGTTATTTACAAAGGTTGTTTCTGTATTCTCAGTGTAATCCTTTATTGCCTGAGTCAGTGTTGTATATGTCCATGCCATTAGGTTGTCACCACTGTTACTCGGCCTATTTCACCTGTTATATCTAATCCAACAGTTCGAGAACCAAGCTCTGTAATGCCGCCGCCAACAGGGTCAAATGACCCCAAAATACGACTTTGTTGTAATGATGTGTCTGGTCTAGGATTCCTTAACGCTTGTGGATCAGACATTTTCATTCTGCCCAACTCATATTGAGGATTGTCTTTATCTAGCACATCAAAGCCAACTCGAAACCCTGTATCTCGCCCATCTCTTATTAAAGGAACAAGGTCTCTTAGCGCATACCGAAACCCAGTTACATCACAAAACCCAAATGCATGCTTGCCTCTAGCATAAATACTCAATATCTATACCCTCCGGGCACGAAAAATAACGACTCTTTACCTCGATCTGCATCAACAGCTTGTTGCCATTGCTCTTCGTATAACTGCTTTAATAAAGGTATTCTGTCTTGTGAGTCTGGTTTTTTTAACGCAACATGATAGGCCAAGCCTGCGACTAAACATGGCAAAAACCTAGATGGTATTTCTGGATTATCCGATCCCGCAGTCCCAGCATCTGCAATTCTTTCAATATAATAATACTCAAACACATAAGGCTCTGTTGAGTCAGGGACGGGCCACAAGTTAATTGAAGAACCTGTATCTGACTTTTCTAACCAAAATTGCAATGGCTTAGATTGAGTCAGCTTATTTGTAAGATGAGAGTATTGCTTAACTGATATTCGGGTTAGATTTTGGTCTACTTGATTTGCAGTGCTGCCAGAGTTGGTTCGTATAAACGCCTCAACAATATCCAACACCTTTGCATCTAGTGCATAGCGGGAAGTCCCAGCCGTCAATGACTGAGACCCGCTTTTAATTGTCCACAAATTCAATCCACGATTTTGCCACTCAAGAAACATGAGGTTCATGCTTCTTCTGGCTGTGCGATAGTCATACCCGCTCTTTAGCTCTGAGCCTGCTTGCTCAAACGCTTCTTCTATCGCATCACCTAAATCAAGATCAAATGTGTAAGTAGACATCTAGGTTTTCTTCTTCACCATTTTACCGCGCTTCATAGGCATAGGCTGCTTCTTAGAGCCGCCGCGCATTCCGGGTGGTCGTTTCTTCATAACACCAGACTTCTTCATGGTGCCGCCCATTGCTTTTGTAGGTGCTTTTTTCTTTACACCTGCCTTCTTCATCGTTTTTTTACGCATTTTATCACTCTGCTAATTGATTATAGAATCGTTCCCTCAGTTGGAATACATGCGGCGGTTCTTCATCTCCAAAAACGAACGAGTAATAATCTGTGTTTTTTAATTTATGTACCGCGTTTTGCAAATCTTTGAGCCGCTGTATGTATAACATCGCATACGAAACATCGTTGAGTTCTTCAAATGTATCCGACTCAATAGCTTCATTTGCCTCATCATCAGGGTGAGACCCCATAATCCAAAGATCTCGATCCCCAAAAACCCCACTACTTATCGCGTAATTTAAAGCCTCTACACGATTATGAAATTGCACCCCATCCTCTTCATAGTCCAAGTCAATAACAATGTGGATGCGATAAGTATCATCGTAACTCTCTAGCGACTTAAAGACATCTACAAATGACGTAGTGCGTTTAAACGTCATAAGAACCTGATGCGCCTCCCATGTCTTTTTGGCATATGGACAAGCAGACATTCCGCCCAAATCATCGTTAGGTAATTCGAGCGTCTGCTTTGACCAATCCCTAACCTCTTGGCGAATGGACTCTTCTAAGTCAAATCTGCTATGGCTTTCTAGCTGCGCCATATCCTCGACGTTCCATTTTTCTAGTCTTGGCGTTGCTTTTTTCGCTTGCGATTTTAACCAACCCGCCTTCTCTTATTCCTCTTGGCCCTCGCACTCCTATGCCTTGCATGACTGCACGTTGGCTTGGTCGGAGTCCACCCCTTCGCGCACGATTACCACTAAACATGCCACCAAGCCTTCTATCACCAAACATTCCCGGCCCCGATCTTCGCTTCGACCTTCTCTGAGCAATATCCCGCCCTTGCCGCTCGAATTGGTCGCGCATCATGGAGCCGCCTTCTGCATCGCGCATCCCAATAGTCGGCAACCCGCGACCCATACCATCTCTACCATCCATCATTGCTATTGCATCTCCGGGAGAACGTCGTTGCCGCCGACTAGGGCGATTTAGACCAAACTGCTCTTGCCTTCTAACAAGTGATGAATGCATTCCACGATTAGATGGTTTACGATTTTTTCGACCCGTCTGGGCCAAGCCTGAATCCCTTGCGACTTGTTGAGCTTTAGCGTTTCGTTTCCGCATTTGTTTTAAATACTGCATATCCGGCATACCCCCGCTTTGCATCTTCCCAACGCCATCTGCCGCATAAAAAGGAACTTTCTTTCCGCCTTTTTCAACCATCTTGAGTTTGTCTGTCATACGACTATCCTCATTTCTTTGTAAAGACCTTTAGCAATAGCCTTCAAAGCATCGGTAGGGGCGTTTAAAAACTGCTCTACGGACATTTCGTGGGCGAGAGGTATTCTGGATAGGGTCTGCAATACAACAGCATCTTCGGCTTTGTTGAGGCTTACAGTGACCCTAACCAAATCTAAAGGATCTGAAAAACTATGAAAGCAATCTATTATCTTGCTATCAAATTGTTGGCGAGTGATGCTATCCATAATGCTTAATAACACTCATGCAAATGTTATAGACATCACCATCTGAGTGAGCAACTGTGGTGAACATAATGTCACCTGTTACACCACTACCGGCATTATTAGGAATACCATTAAACTCACTAAAGTCTAGCTCGTCTGCATAATCAGCATTTAACTGCCATGCTAATAAATCGGTGCTTGCATCAAAAAATATCTTTACACCCATTCCAATAGTGGTATACCAGATTTTTTCTATGCTCACCTTAGAACAAGCAGCGCCAGATACTGGATCGGCTGTAAGAGCAGACACATCTATCTTCTTTACCGCTGCCTCTCCAGAACCATCGCTAACGTTAGTAAAACGGAATATCGCTTTTCTCGCGCCATCTTGGATAGTTTGTGTAGCTACTGCGTCAGCCATGACTGCCTCCTGTTATTGGTCAGCAAATGCAGGCGCAGTGGTACTCGTAACGTTTCCGAAGATTTGATAATTAGTTGTATCTAATCCTAGGATTGTTATATCAAAACCAGCAGGCACATTAAGCTGGATACTGCTATTAGAGTTGCCATCCGAAAACACGCTGCTTACTTCGTTGCCATCCGTGTCTAGGAAGGTAACGCCGCCAATATAAAAATTACTATTACCGGGGGTGATAATTAGCGCATCAGTCGCATCTGCTGCCCCACCCGCATAAACAAAGCGATAAAAAATACCGGCTGTTGGTGCTGGCAAAACATAAGTGCTGTCTTGGCTGTTGTTACCTACTAAATTGATGCGACCTGCGTTATCAGCAGCAGTAAGATTAGTAGAGGCTGCGTCTGCAAGTGAAACAGGAGCAATCTGCATTCCTGATCCATCAAGCGTAAAAGAGGTGGTGAATGCGCCTGTACTGCTGTTTTTAGAAACAACAGTAAAACCATTCTCTGAACGGACGGGGCCGTTGAAGGTAGTATTCGCCATGAGTATCTCCTGTCGTGGCTAGTGTCAGATTGTTCTACGTGGAACATTCTGTCAGGGATAAAAAAAAGGACTACCCAAGTATAACCTGAGTAGTCCTCAAAAGCTCTAACTAGAGCCGGGGGAACCGAAAATTCCCAATGGGTCTGAAACACCGAATGAGTATCGCTCACGCGCTTTATAGCGCACGTTACCCGTATCGAAGTCACCGTCCATAGAGTTTTCTAACGCCGTGCGCTCGAAGTGCTTCATGCCATTAGGCACATCAGTAATCAAGAACCACGCATTAGTATCCGTGAGATAGTGATTTACTGAATAACCCTCTGGAATGCTGCCATTCGTGTAGATTGCGTTAATGTCGTTGTCAGCCGTTCCAACACGACCTTCTGTTTGCAGCACTCGCGTTGCAACAAACATTAGGGCAGGAGGAACAATCAGCTTACGAGGACGAGCAGCAATCAGAAGTCCACGCTCATCTGTCCAGCCAGCAATCTGAATGATTGCAGCTTCTAATGAGGTTTCATTCAAATCCGCACCCGTTACAGGTCGGTTGCCGTTCTTTGTGCCACCAACGGTTGGGTGACCATCACCACCAGTAACGCCATCACCAGAAGCGGTAAATAGGTTTACACCATCACCACTCTGGAACGCATTAGAAAAACCATTGTTAAGCAAAGAGGCTGATTTAACCTGCTTTGTATAAGCCATAGCTCGCGCTAACGCCTTGGTATAGCGAGCAGAAAGAGAATCATAAAGATTATCTTCCATCGCTTCCTCGGTTATAGCAAAACCCATAGCCACGGTTTCATGGTTGAAGCGAGCAGTAAATGACTCTTGTGCAGAATCAAATATGATTGATTCACCCTCACCCTTTGTGGGAGCAGCACCAAAGCCACTTAGCTTTACTTCTTCTTCAAAAGAACGATCACTCGCTTCTGTTTCATAGATTTGAGTGTGTTCATCTTCGTACTTTCCATACTCCAAACCAAACAAGGCGTTAAGCCCCGGCAGGAGTTCTTTAAGCATTTGCGCTCTTGAAATTGCCATTGCCTAGTTACTCCTATACGCCGGTTGTGTTTCGGTACGCATGACCAACGTTAAAAATAAACAGCGCATCGGTGAATGCATCACCAATGGTACTGCTTGGGCCATCATAAAAATCGTAGATTCTTAATGGCAACGTGTTGGTTGTCGCAGTTGAATCAGCATCAACAGCATTTTTGCTGTTACCGATGCTTGTGGTTCCAGCAGTTTGGATCACATCAAAGTTTGATCCGAGTGCTGTTTGTGCAATAGCACCATCGGCCTGCATCAAAAAGACCACATCTGGGTCAGTCAATACATAAGCCTCAATATCATCAGCAGCCGTAGATGCTGGATAGTATTGATTGAACGTTAATTGCCCAGTAGTAGGATCGGTGTATTTAACACCCATGAAAATACCAATGGTGGTTAACGTTGCAGTTCCTTCGTCCTTTTCAATAACACCAGCCGCAGCCATCTTAACAAAATCACCATTGAAAATAGCAGTAGCATAACCGCTGGCAATTTTAAGATGCTGGACTTTACCATTGAAAGAACCACTAGCACTTGTAGTGCTTACGGGTCTTGCTCCAAATGGAGCGGCTGTAGTAGCCATGATAGTTTCCTTAACAAATCAAAAGTAAAAATTACCATCCACTTTTAGTTACGCGAGTCTTACGATCTGGCCGGAGCAAAGGCATCCGGGGATCATTTTCACGCATATATGAATGATCGACACTTTCCATTTGTTGCGCTGCCGTTCCTTCGTAATGACGCTGGCGAGCATCCGCAACTTCTTTTGGAGCTTTACACAAAAGCTGACCGCCTATTTCTACGCATCCGGGGAATTGACTATTATGATCTGGCATCACCTCTAGCTCTGGATGATCTTCTATTTTCACAGGCTCCCATCCTTCCCTAAAACGCATAGATACGTTTGTTGCATCTGACTGTCCCACCATTGAGGTTCTCACCCAACGAAACCTCCACCCATCTTGGGGTAAAGGATCTGGCAGAAGTGTCGGAGGCACCCACGCTTTTTCTCTAGCGGCTTCACTTCGTTCTTCAAGCTCTCTTGGTTCTCGGCTATTACTCATCGTCCCATCCTCATCTGTTGTGCGGCATACTGTTCGGGTGTAATACCCAGCTTCTTTACAAGTTCTAGCTGACTTCTATTCAGCTTAACCTGTCGCTTTCCTTTACTCCCACGTTGCGCTGGCGCAACTACAGTAGAGCCTCTATTTGACTGCGGTGTTTCCGCCTGTTGCGGCTCCACATTAAAAGCTCTTGGGAACGACTCTCTTAACGCTTGATCTACTGCTTGGAAGTATTCTGAAGTATTTCTCTGAACACCCCGCTTAATGAGCATCTCATCAAGTCCATAAGTAAAGCCAGTTAGCGCCTCATTTCCGGGCGCTCCAAACCAACTATTTCGAGCAAGCCAATCCTGTAATCTTGGATCAATTTGCTCTTGTTGCGGTGGCTGTTCCACCGACGCATTACTTTCAGCCTGCTGCTGCGTAGTATTGCTTTGCATCTGGGTCTTATAATTATCTATATAAGCCCTGTCTGCTTGGATTCGCGCAAGCTGTTCCTGCGCTTCCACCATCTTTTGAGTATCGCCCTCTTCATGGGCTTTCGTATATTCTTGTCTTAAAGAAGCTAACTCTGCTTCAGTACGACTTTGTACACTTTGCAATAACGCTTGTTCGCTTTGTCCTACCAGCCCTTGAAGTCTAGATACTTCTCCTTGGCTATTTTGAGCAAACTGAACAGCCTCATCGCGTAATCTTTGTGCAGCCTCTTTTTCTCTACGTTGCTGATGATACTCGTATTTAAGCCTGTTTAAACGCTTTTTAACACGATCATCTGCAATGTCAATCTCTTCGTCGATGTTAAACGGTTCAACATCCTGTCGAACAGGCCGACGGTCTTCTTCTGGCGTATCATCAACTTCGATGATTTCTATTTCATCAGCATCAAATCCGCTATCAATGCTTTCATTTGGTTCTGGAAAGTTTGCTTCAGACACGACTTATCCCCCTTGGATCATCCACTACGGCTTCCACAGTATCGTCATTAATAATGCGAAACTCTTTGCCATGAATACTAATTCGCGTACCGCTATAGGCGCGCATGATTATGAAGTCTCCTTCACTGCACCAAGGCCCGTTAGGGAATCGTTTTTCGTCTTTGTAACAGTCCGGCCCCATCGCAATAACAAAACCAACCACTGAAGATGTTTCTTCAATAGATATTGTCGCCTGCGCCTTTATAATTCCACCTTCTGTCTTTTCATCAATTTCTGGTAAACCGATAAGCATACGATAGCCGGTTGGCACTGGAAGCTGGCTTGCTTTATCAATAGCCTCCTCTTCATTGCCAATAGCTTTTAAATCAACCTCTGCCATTTCTTTCTCACTGCAACACTTAAAGGGAAGTGTAGAACCCATTGCACCCTGCTGGTGCTAATCTTGATCTACAAATACACGCTCTGCGAGTTGTCTGATTTCTCGCTTGGCTATTTGTATACCTTCTAATTGTCCTCGGAATAGCTTGTATGACTCAATGTTTTCTACTGAGCCAGCAAGCAATACTTCTTTGTGATGCTCTTCTAATTCGTTTAAACGAGATAGCAATAAATCAACAAACTGTGGATCAACGAACCCTGCCATTAACTACCTTTAGTAATCTGTTCTGCTATCTTTCTGCCAATATCTGCACCGCGAGTAGCATCAACTTGACGTTGCTTTTGCAATCGCTCTTCACGATCAAAACTAGCGGTAACAGAATCTTTCGTCATTTCTGCTTGAGCCAAACGTTCAGCACTATTGATTCTTTCTTGAGCGATAGATAAGTCTTTTTGAATCTTGAGCCGCTCCAACGCATCACGCATCTGTGCTTTTTCTTCTTCGAGCGCCAGCTTCTGTTGTTGTGTTTCAACTCGCTGTTGATCTGTTTGGGCTTTTGCAGCAGCAGATTGCTCTTCAATCTCAAGCTCACGCTGCTTGAGTTGCAATATAGGATCTTCTGCTTGAGCCTCCTGCTCGGCTTGTTGGGCCTCGGCTTGATCTTTTTGCAATAACTGCTCTGCTGCCTGTGCAACAAGTGAAGCAAGTTTGACTTCGATTTCTGGTGGAAGCTCTGTATCTTGTGCTGGCAAATCCAAACCAAGTTCTTTTTGTATCCGCTCTCGATACTGAAATGCCAAATGCTCTTGAATATGTGCCTGCACATTTCCAAGAATAGCTTCTTGATCGGGCGCTTGAGATAAAAGCTCTAGTATCTTTGGATCTCTTGTTGCGGCTGAATGCACTGCAATATGTGCATCGTGGTCTTGATACGCAAATGCTTTTCCGGGTAACCCATTGATAAAGTCCATGTTTTCTGTAACTGGATCTTTATTTGGCAACTCTTCTTGCGGTGGTACTAAATTCTCTGGATCTCTAATACCCAACGCCTCTAACATTTGCCTATGAAGTGCTGGCAGGTCATAAAGTTGTGGGGCTTGCTGAGATAACTGTAGGGCAGATTGATACTGCATAATACGTTGCGACATCGTTGCAGCGTTTGGATTAGCAACAGGTATTACATCTATCTGGTCATCAAAGTCAGCTTGAATATCTTCTGGGTTTCCATACGGCACATATGGATATTCAGACGGCCCGAAGTCTTTAACAATACGCACCAGCAATTTAAGTTCGCTTTTCATTGATGCGTAAAGTCGTGCCTGTATAGCAGACATGACTTTCATGTTCCGCTCTATCAAAGCAAGGGTTGTGCCTACAGGTGCTTGACTATTCATGTCGGCAGCTTTTACATCTGCCATAGAAGCAAACCTTCGACTCTCATCAACTATATTATTTAACAGTTGGTACAACGTGCCGCTGGGTTCTTTGTACGGCAAAAACGAAATGTTCTCTTTAATTGTTCCGCCGGGAACATCCACATCACGAAACTCTCCCGGCATGATTGGAGTATCATCAGCGGTTATTCGCATACCGCGAGTCTTTAATCCGCCCGGAAGATTTGCCAACGTACCTGCATCTACTAGCTGTCGCAGTATTGATGTAGCTGATTTAACTAAACCACCGATAAGGTGAACAAGACCAAGGCCATAAAAACCAAGACCCGGAATGTATTCATAATGAACAAAGTGATCCCTACGTCTTTTTAATTGATCGTCCTCAAAAAAGTTACGGCGTATTGATAAGATCTTGGCGCTGCCTTTATCAACAGTTACAACATATGGGACAGCAATACCTGTAGGCTCACCATCCTTCATGTCTTGGAAGTCATCCAAATCCAAGTCTACTTGTATTTCTAAAACGGTAAGAACGGTTTCACCTGTGAGGTATGAGCCATTAGGTGTAGACGAATACGACTCGCCTGTTATCTCGCCATACTTTTCTTTTACGGCATCAACATAGCCATCTGATCCAGTAAGTTCTATATCCCGATAAAATCCTGAAACTTGTAATTTACGAATCTCATTCGACGTTTTACGCATACGATGGGTCATGCGTGTAAGCGACTTGAGATCAGTTGCCCCATTAAAAACAACCATGTCTTCAGCAGGAACAAACATAGAGCAAGGTCTGCCCATATTTGGATCGTAATAAACTTTCTTAAATGCGCTGCCAGCTAAAGGCAATGAAAACAACATGCGCTCTGTTTCGCTGCGGAACTCTGTCATCTCTTCTGTAAGTAAGAAGTTAAGATAGTTTTCTACGCGGTTAGCTTGTTTGTATATTTCTTCTGTAGCCTCACCGATAATCTTTGATCGTGCGGGGCCACCGGCTGGGAAAATTTCTGATATTGCCTGTGACTGAAAGCGGATAACTGATTCCGCAAGCAGGGGGTGATGAACTCCACAGGCTCCGGGCCAAGGCTCTGTGCGATCCTCAATCTTTAATCCAAGTAAGTCTAAGCCTTCAATATAGGTTTCTTCCCAATCACGACGAGAAGAAAGATCATCTTCATATGCTGATACCAACTCTGATCCAAGCATATCCAATGCAGAGTCATCCATGTAGTCAGCAAGGTTTGCATCGAATGGCGCATCCTCTACAGATGGATCAGGATCAAAATCAATAATCATCCCGCCATCTTCTGTTTGAATTGAAACAGATTCAGGCTCTTCGATCTCTATCACCATTGCTGGATCTTCTTCAACAGATGCTTCAAGACGATTTTGAATATCTGCCATTTGAAGAGAGTCGAGGGATTTTTCTACAGCCATATAACACTCCCAGTTTCGTGGAGTTTAAACGCACTAATAATAGTTAGCAATGCGTCTTACTTGTTGTTCACTGATGTCATCATGTTCTAGTGCAATAAACCCACCCTGCCTGAATCGCAATAATGCTTGAGTTGAAGAGTCCACCAAGTCATCGTGGTCGCCTACAGGAAACGATGCAAACTCTTCGATCACCTCTTCAGCCCATCGACGAGCCGGTGCCCAAACAATACCTGATGCAAAAAAGTCAGCAACAGCGTTTACACGAGATATTTTGTCATTGCCTCTGGACGGAGTGTATTCGGTTACAGTGATGCCCATTGCCCTAAGTTCATAGATCAAAGGCGCACCAGCGGCCTTAGCCTCAACGATAAACGCATCCGGCTCCCAATCCATATACATCTCATACGCCCTTTGCTTGAGAGTGGGAAACTCCATACGCTCCTTTAAAGCATCAAGAAGTATGATGTTTGGAACCATACGCCCTTCATCGTTATCCATATAGAAAACGCCCCATGTGGTACAAGCAGAATAGTCTGCTCGCTCATGTTTCATAAAGGCGGTATCCCAAGATTGAATAACAAACGATACCTTGGGTGGATCTCGTTCTTCCCAGATTTGCCACCAATCCCGTTTGATGATTGCAGACTCTTCAGATGTGGGCTGCTGTTGGTACTGCGCTTCCCACTTCGAGATAGGTAGTTCTGCTTTGAGCTTCTCTAGCTCCTCTACAGGCCAGTAGTCAGGCCAAAGTGACCTGCCTGATGGTAGGATAGCAGGTAGCTCTAAAACCTCCCATTCGTCCGTACCGTCCCTCTCAACGCTATCTCGCATTATCTGACCGCAAAGATCCTTCTGCGACCAGCGAGTCATCACGATAATAATTGCGCCTCCGGGCTGTAGACGCTGACGAGGCCCAGAGCTAAACCACTCATGGGTAGAATCAAATACTTTCGGATCTGCTTGTTGGCCCTGTTGTTCTGAGTGGGGGTCATCTATAATAAGCAAATCGGCACCACGCCCTGTCACGGCACCACCGACACCTACGGAGAAGTATTCACCACCACCTGACACATCAAAGCGACCAGCAGCTTTCGAGTCAGCAGTCAGGGAGGTTTCAGGGAATATGTCTTTGTACTCCTCACTACCAATCAAGTTACGAACCATACGACCAAACCGAACAGCAAGCTCGGCGGTGTGGGATGCCATGATGATCTTCTTGTCAGGCATCTTGCCCATGATCCATGCAGGCAA